CAAGACGGGTCGGTTGAGTTCATTTCGTCAATATCTTTGGAAAGGTGTATCTGTGCGAGCCCTAGTTTCCATTAAGAGTGAACCAACACAGGTTACCTGTCTAAGCTCACCGAAACGAAAAGAGACTCACCACAAGAAGACCGCCCCGCGGCGGCGCCGAGGAGCGCGCGCGAGACCCTTTCCTTCTCGATCTTTTTACCTCAGTCCACAAAACCGGGTGAAAAACGCTACTTCTAAAGAGACTATAACACTTCATTCAACAAATCCCCACCTTTTACGATGAGGCGTCGAAAAAAGTCACCTTTCTCTCTAGACGCTTACCGCTTTGTGAACTCATATTGACCCACAAGAAAAAGAAGAAGCAAAAGTGCACCCGGACCTGACTCATAAATTGAGACCAGTTGCCAAGTTCCTTGACCAAGACTCGCGAGCATTCGAACTACCATCCATGAAGGTTGTGTCAAAAGACTAGACCTAATCGATGAAATAGTGCCATGTATGAACACTAGTTGTTCGTGTTCCGTACGCAACTCCCTTCCAAGGCACACGACCATTCCGATGGTCGATAGCTATGTCCGGATCTTCTTCAGAGCAAATTATCGCTCTTTTGAAGTCCCTAGGAACACCCTTTCCCATGAGAGCCCAAATGTAAAACGCACCCGGGTTAACCGGAAGCGTATGCCTTTTTTGGCCATTGAACTCAAAATGGTACATACCGTCCTGTTCAAGGACGGTTGACGGGGCGCCAACTACGAGGTCGGTCGATGGATGTGCAGTACGCACACCTGAGGTTACAGAGAAACGCATCGGAACGTATTGTATACGACCGAGACGGAACTCTGAAAATACCTTAACCAACCACGCATCTAGTGCAGCATGACAGTGCGTCCAGCCTAAGGCTGTGCGGCACTGGTTGTATATGCTGTAGAACCATGCCTTAACGGCGAAAGGAGAGGTGACGTCGTTAGGACGTTCGATGAAGAACGGCCTGCAATCCCTCCCGCGGTATGAATCCACACCGCAGGACTCCCTAAAACCTCCAGTCCAGAAAGACTTGTCGCTGTTAAGCTTCCAGTCTAACTGTGATGCCAACCATTCCACATGTGGAACGAGGTCGGAATCACAAATACAGTCATCTCCAAAAACGGAGATAAACTCGGAACAACCGTTCTCTCTTGCGAGAGCACGGAGGAGGACAAGGAAGATCAAAGTTTGAAGCGGAAACGTAAAGCCGCAACCCATACTACCTGCCATCGTTAGGGTCAGTTCTTGACCCTTATACGTAGCGCAGGGAGAACGAACGGTCTCGAGCGCACCGTACCAGTCACTAGGAAGGACAAGTTGGCAAAGTTTAAGCCATATTCTGTCCGAAGCTTGTGACCAGTCTAAGGTGGCAATATCGAGATCGTGCCCTGTGATGACATTTACTAACCGACGATGACAATCAGGTTGTGTCGAAAGATCGACATTCCCGAATTGTCGAAGTCGGTCAGAGATGACATTCCCAAGGCCTTGTTGGAAGAACTGATTAATAGTCGGTTCTACCATCATGGTTCTCAGGGAGTCAAACTTTTTGGGAACGAACGAGAGCTTGTTACCCGAAACAATTGACCGTTGAGGGCTCTCAGGCCCAAGAAACGTTTGGAACGCATTACTGAGAGTTGAATTCCACTCTAAGTAGTCGTCCCAT